TAATTATTATTATTTACTACAACTATCACCCTTGCAACATCTTGTATCTAAAAGTTGATACAAAACAACAAGTGCTATAATTCCAACAACCCCATTACTACCAAGGATTGATATTACATCCATTACATTGCCAATTACAGACATTCCCATTACTGGACTTCCAAATAAAACTTCTGCCATAACCCCAAAAGACATCATAGCCATAAATAAGTTTGTCATCATTCCTACAAACCCTGTTACCATTTTAAATACTTTTTCCATTTTTTTATTTTTTTAAAATTAATACTAATTAAAATCTATATGCTACTCCTACTTTAAACTCACCGTTTCTTTCTCCGTTATCATCTTCTTTTACAGGAATAGAGTAATTAGGCTCTACATAAAAACTTTTCCCTAAACTAAAAGAATACCCAACACCAACAGTCATATTAGCAGTTGTGTCTGTTGCTGTTTGCATTGATAGATAACCTTCTTTCATATTATATCTTCCAAAGAAATCATAGTCTTCGCCATTTTTTACCAGGCCGACTGTTACTTTGTCAAAGCTATAACCTATTCCAAGATTATCTTTTAGTTGTGAAACTTCCCACTCATCACCAGAAACATCTACAGTAGTTACTGCCATAAATTGTGCAGAGGCAATCATTGTTGCAAAGGCAAGAGTGGTTGTTAAAAATACTTTTTTCATTTTTTAAAATTTTCGTTATTAATTATTGTTAATCTAAATCTATATACTCTATAGTGGACTCTTTGTCAAGCAACATAGCTTTTACTATAAGAGGATATACCCTTCTATAAGCAGTTGTTGAGCTACCTATATATCCGTTTTTTGTTGTTACATTATTCTGTTGACTATCGCCTAAAAGCAGACATCCTGCCGAATGGTCATCTGTATTTCCTGTATGTATGAGGATATACTGAAAAGATACTGTTGGTGTTACCAACTTCCAGTTAGGTGCATTGTGAACACAAAGCATACCTTCGTGCATATCTCCATATTTTTTAGCATATCTTTTAGTCATACCTCCTTCATCTCTAAGAGATAAACTGTAAGTGCCAGCAGGAACTCTCGTTTCCCCATACACTTTCACATCTCTCCTTTCATCCTCCAATGTATAGCATAAGAAATGCAATCCACCTTCATCTTCTTGAAAGAGTAATCCAGAACTACTGTCCTTTTGACTACTAAACCTAAGAACTTTAAGTTTCATTATACCGTTGCTGCAAATACCTCTATGTCACATGCTGCTACTGTTGCCTCTGCCGACATTGTAAAAGCAGTTCCATAAGACATAGCTGCTTGTGATATATCTGCGTTGTCAGCGTCAAACTGTGCTCCCCCTATAATGAAAGAGTTTCCAGCCTTAACTTTTACAACCATTGCGTCACTATCATCACTAAACATTTTTAGATTAATAGGGTTAGTATCATCTAAATTTGTTACTCTAATGTATTGGACATTAGCAGAGGTTACCTGACCTTGCCCTGTAGTGCCAAGCTGAAGTACATTAGTGAAAGCCCCAGTAGGGATTTCTACTACTCTACTGTAAACCTCATCAATACTCCCTATAGTTAAGGTGTTTGTGTTGCCGTAAACCTGTCCATTAAGAGTAACATTATCTGTGATAGTTACTGTCAAATTTGCGTCTATTACTGTTGTTGCCATTTTTTGTTATTATTAATTGTTATTATTTATTTTTTATTATTTTGGATGCTGCATTTCTAATGTTGTAGTATAAGCCATATTAGTTGTACCCTCTCCACCTTGTATATAAGCTGGTACAATAATGTCTCCTTCTATAAGAGGAGAAGTAAATGCAGTATTAACTTTAAAGCAAAATACTTCATTAGTTCCCAATGCAGGAACTCCAACAGTAGTAAGTTGATTCAAAGTATAAGTTGTAGGAATCTCTCCTTCACAAATTATCCTACCAGAGTACAACTTTATCTCTCCAGCAGGAGAACTAGCTACCGCAATAATTTTTCCTATCCAGTTATAGTTGGTTGTAGAATCTTTAGTAACAACAAATACTCCTCCTTTTATCATATTGATAGGAGATACTCCTGATATTGAACTAATTGCCAAAGTTCCTAATGCCATATCGTGACCGAAATCTCTATCTCTACCTGAAAGGTCAAGATTTAATCCTAGAGGAGTTGAATCTACTGAGGTTTGAACACCTCCCCTCCAACTCTTAGTTACATGAGGAAACACCTCTCCACCACCTCCAGAGGAATTTACTGTTACTGCTCCTGTTCCTCCTACTGGACTAATCGTTACATTCGTACCTGCTATTATTTGAGTTACTCCTCCTGCATATTGAGGCACATTTAAAACTCCTCCTCCTGACAAAGTAGATGCTCCACTTGTTCCAGTAGTAGTTAAACTTGTAACAAGTCCTCCTCCTGGTGTTTGCCAACTACAAGTTCCGTCTCCGTCCTCTCTTAAAAATTTTGTTGCTCCTGCTTCTCCAGTTGATAGTATTTCAGTTCCTTGTGGGGTATGAGGAGTGCTTGAAGCCCAAGTAATATCTCCAAGGCTATCTGTAGATAAAAACTCATTAAATATTTTTGATTGAACTGTAGTTATCGTAAACCCAGTGTTCCCACTATCAGTAGGGTCTGTTGCAGATGTTGTTCCTGTTATAGTAACAACTCCAGCTAAATCATCAGTAGAACTGAAATCAGCATGTGCATTAATTACTGCATTTAAGTCTGCGGCTAATTCTATTGCTGTTGAATCTTCACCAGTAGCTGTAGAATCAACTTCTAATACCAAATCATACCCTGATGGTAGAGCCATAGCACTCCCACCTGTTATATTAAAATATACGGCATATTTAATCAAATCATTGCTACTGTATAGACAAAAATATTTATGATGAAGACTTCCTGCAACATCAGCACCACATGTAATAGCTGTAGAGCTAGTGTAGTTTGCCTTCTTCCAAACCAATCCTCCTGTTGCGTTTTTAGTCATGACGCTTCTATTACTAGCAGGCTGAAACCCTTTAGGATTATGAATTTGCTCGTCAGTTAAATTATTATGATGTTTCATATATATTAATAAGTTATTATTCCATGTCTTTTACTAACCCTTCCACCCCCAGAACTACAAGTAGTACAGCATCCACATCCATGCCATTCAGGATATAAAGTTGAGTTGTCATCTAAATATAAGTGCATTTTCTTTTTAAAAGTTTCTGCCTTTTTATATGTTTCTTGTCTTAGATAATTTAATTTCCTTTCACTAACAGGACTTGTAAAGTCTGCAATGTTATCTACAACACCTTGTGATGTTGTATTATATGTTATATCTGGCAATATCTCAAACTTAACACAAAAAGCTAAATAATCTTTTATATAAGGAAGTAAGCCAACATAACTACCGCCAACAACAGCATTGTATAAATCCTCTCCCAAAAAAGGCTTAACATGATTAAGCTCCGCAATCTCAATAAAAGTTGTTTTTATTAAATGCGTATCAAAATTTGCATTTGTCATTGCTCTATCTATGACCTCTGTATTAGTTATTAGTGCCATCTTCTTCTTTTTTATCAGTTGATTCTTCTGTTCCCCCTTCTTTAGTTTCTTCTTTTTTTGCAGAAGATTTTTCTTCTTTTAGTTTTTGTAAACTATCCTCATCTAATTCTGGTAAATGAAATATCTTTCTGCCTTCCTCTAAGGATATGTAGTCATTTGGGTTTATTGCCCCTAACAAGCTAACAGGAGGTTTTGTGTAGAAGTGCAAATCACTAGCATCAAATCCCTTCTCTTGTTTTAATATTTTTTTAACTATATTTAAAAACATTGCTTGAGGTTCTTTAATCACAGTGGACATAGCAATATCGTATGCCGTAAGTATCTGTTGATTATTACCTAACTGACCAGCAACCTGTATTCCAGACAAAGCTGGATTCCAACGGTGTGAAGATATTATATTATCATTTGTGATTTTTTGTAGTTCCATAAAAGAACCATCACTTGTATCATTTATAACATTAACATTTGTTGCATCCCCATCACCATTTTTAGCAATGAATAATATTTTTGAATTATCTCCAGCCCCAGTTAGTTTCTCTACAGCGTCATCTATAAAGTCTTGAGCTTCATCCTCCCCCATATCTGCATTTAACTCAATAATTGCACTTGGCATAAATCCATTTTTGAAGCGTGTAAGGTTAAATACTCCTATCTGATTTGCTATACGAATATGGTCTAAGGCTGCCACATAATCTGGCATGCCATAATAATAATATGTACTCTCGTAATCAGCGAAGTGAATCATTGTTCTGTAAACAGCACCATTATCCTCCTTCTTAAAATCAGGATAAATAGGAACTTTTCTCATAGCCTCTGGAGTTTTTCTTGCGTGTTGCCAGTCTGGATGTAAAAGTATATGATTACCGTTTTTATGAATCCTAGCCGTTGTTCCGTCTTGATGAAAGAAGTTTAGATAGCCTTGGCCTACAACAACCTCCATATAACCATTCCCTAATTTCCAATAATCAGACAATACCTTTCTTGAAACACTATCCATAGACTCTCCGTAAACATTAACATCCTCAAGGAAATCTTGTAGTTTTTCGTCATTGGTTTTTAAACCCTCCCCAATACTAAAAGTTGTCTTTGTGCTTAGAATAGCCCTATGTGTAGAGGCACTTCTTGAAAGCTCAGAAAGCTCTTGTGGGAATAGATTGTCAATACCAAATGGAATCCACTCATCTCTTAAATTAACTAATGAATCTGGTTCTTTTGGTGGTTCAGCAGAAACATCCTTTGAAAAAGAATATCCTAGAATCTTAGGACTCGCTTTCTTCTGATAAGTCTGACTCTGTGTTAACTTCTTTTTCGGTTGGACTTTCTTCTGTTGGCTCATCTACTTTAATTTTTTTCTTTTTAGATTTTTTAACTGGTTTAGGCTTAGGGGTTTCAACAACCTCCTCTCCTTCAACAACAACATAGGCCTTACCCATAGCATAAAGCTTACCTAATACCTTTTGACTATAACTACCAGAAGCCATAACGGTAAAAGTATTGCTTCCACTCAATGTTACCCTCTCATTGTCATTAGAACCAAACCAACTTACATCTAATTTATAATTTGACATAATTAAAATTTTTACAAATATAATAAAAAAGGATTGAATGTCAACCCCTTTTTATTATAAGTTGTTATTAATACTTGTGCAGTCTATATCTCTGCTGTTATCCACATTAATGTTGTGCCTACAGTTACCTGGTAGAAGTCAATAGTTCCAACAGTTCCTACACCTGGAGCACCAGCAGTAGCTTTAAGGGCTATTGTAGCTTCTCTTGGGTATTCAGCGTGAACTCCTGCTAATTTAACAGCCGTACCATTTGCATCTTGTAGTGCAACACCTGAAGATTGTTCTCCAGAAGCAAATTCTAAATATGCTTTATCTTCAAATACTGCATCATATCCTAAGATGAAGAAATAAGTTTCTGGGTCTAGTTCGTCACAGTCATCAGCGAAAGACTCAACCAATGCGAAAACACCACATGATTCAGTTAATTCTCTAAGTCTAGCATTAATTTGCTCCGTAACCTTTGGAACATAAAATTCTAATTCAACCGCTACTAATGTAGAGCCATTCTCTCTTGTTGCATTTGCTGAAAATCCAGCCGTACCTCTATCAAATTCAAACTCGTACCATCCGTTGTTACTTGCAGCTACCGTTCCAGAATCAAATATAATTATTTCTCCAGTTGCAGCATAAGTTACTGCATTAGTTGAAATATCTAAATTATCCTGTTCCATTAGCCAGATACGCTTGATTCCACCTCTTCGGTTTCTGTCGCAACATATAATTGCGTGTCCTTGTGTAATTGCCATTTTTTGTTTTTTTTATTTATTGTTTATAAAAACCTTCAGGGGGCTGAACACCCCCCTAAGATATATTAATTATTAATCTTCAGTCATTGTTACAACCATTCCTGGCTCTTTAACAGCAACACCCATTGAGTATAACATTCTGAATCTGTTTTCTTTCTCATCTCTGTTGTACCACATGTCAACATCTTGAGCTACGAAATCAGTTCCAACAGTAATGTTGTTAGCAGCAGTCCAGATTGCAGCTTTAGTTTCACCCACAGCATTTGGAGCTAAACCATTAGTCATAGCAGCTAAAGCAGCACCATAAGTTGTAATATCAACATCCCAAGAATTTACAACAACTAAAGACACTCCATTGAATTTCAATGAACCAATCCCATTTTGTAAATCAGCGTAAGCAGCAGTGTGAGCACCATTAGAAGCTCTTAAATCTTTTGCGTAAGCTTCAGCGAAAGACCTTGAGCAGTATATCAGTTGGTTATCAGCAGTTGCTAATTCAACAGAACGAGCAGCTAACATATCTTCTAAAGTAGTAATCATATCTGTGTTAAATACTTTTACTTGAGAAGTAGGAAGTGCAGCTCCAACATGTCCGTCTAAATATTTCCAAACTCCATTACAAAGTAATTGAGTAGAATCAGCAGCTCCATTAGTAGCATCACCCCACCATAAGATAGTAGAGAAATCTCTTTTGATACCCTGCATAACAATTTCAGAAACAATTTCCATAAATATTGTTCCAGTCATATCAGCTCTGTTAATTCCTTTTTTAAGTAATTGAGATTTGATATGTGAAAGTAAAGCTATAGCTTTTTGTGCGTGCTCTACTTCTAATCTACATAAAGTCAAAGTTACATTTGAGTTTGTAGATTGAGTTCCATCAGCAGTAAAACTTGCTGTTGTACTCATTGTTTTCGTGATGTCCTTTACAGAAGTATATCTATCTAATAAGATAGAAGCTCCAGAAACATCAGAAATAACATCCATCCCTTTCAGATGGTCATTTTCGTAAAACAATGGAGCTAAGAAATACTTTTGAGCATCCTCTTGCGACCATGTTAAACTTGATAATAATACATTTGCCATTTTCTTTTATTTTTTTATTAGTTTTTAAAATATACTCTGTTAGATGATGCAAGTTCGTTAGCATAAACATCCCAAGCGTTCTCCGATTTAACTTGTGGAGTTGGGTTAGGGTCTTTACTAGGTACTACATCACTTGGAGTTCCCTCCATTTTAGCTTCTTTTGTTTTATAACTGTCTAGCTCCTCAGTTAGTGTAGCTATGTAACCATCCTTGTCAGTGATTGTGCCGTTTAATTCAACGATTGCTTTTGCAGACTCTTCAATAGACTCTTCTATAGCACTCATTTTGCTAGACACTTCTTCATTGTCAAGAATTTTTACTTCTTTCGCCTCTGCTGTTTTGTTAAACATTTCAGAGATAAAAGACTTCAAATTTTCAAATTCTTTTTCCATTTGATTTTCTTTTTTTAAATTATTAAATAAATTATTTACAAGAGTTTTATTCTTGTATTTGTACTTGTTGATGTCAAATTTAGCAGCCATCTTAATAGGAGCTTCAACTAAGCTAACAAAACCAGCTTCTACTGCCTCAGCACTATTAAACCAAGTTTCTTCATCCATCCAGGCACGAATCTGCTCTTCTGTGTTGCCGCTTTTTGACACATATATATTAACTAGCCTCTCACCCATCTTATCCATCAGGTCAGCAGCCTTGCGTAAATCATCCGATTCTCCTACTTCTCCTCCCCAAACATTGTGTATCATATAGAGTGAGTTTTCACTCATAATTACTTCATCAGCAGCAAGTGCAATAACACTAGCCATAGATGCAGCAATCCCTTCAATACGAGAAGTAACCTTTTGTGGTAGTCTGCTTATAGCATCATAGATAGCCAAACCATCTATAACAGAACCACCAGGCGAATTTATCCTTAATAGAACAGATGTATCTTTAGGTAGATTTTTAACATCATCAATAAAAGATTTGGCATCTACCCCGTACATACCAATCTCATCATATATCATTACCTCAGCAATATTACTTTCGGCAACATTTTTTATATTATACCAATTCATAGAGCAATATAACTGTATATATTTTAAATAGTTTGGAAATTAGTGGAATAAAAAAACATTTTCTTTAAATAATTTGGATATTAAATTTATTGTTCGTTACATTGTAATTCAATTAATAACTTAACTATGAACTTTACAACAAAACTTTCAGGAACAAGTGTCTCAATATATAACATTGAAACCGACCTTAATCACGACATTGAAGGAGAATTTACTATAGAGTGGGAGTTTTATACAGAGATGAGGGAATGGGGAGTTAAGGATGTGGGTGTTTATACCACTAAAGTATATGGGGAGATAGAAATTACTTATTGGGGAGAAGAAGATGGGGATAAGACTGAAACACAAGAAATAACATCTGATGCAGAGGGATGGGAATTAGATACACAAAGTGATATTGAGTGGGGAAATTGTATTTGCCCTCAAGATATAGAAGTTGATTATGAAACTAAAATAATAACCGTAATATTTTAATATATGAATTTAGATGAATACAAATTAGGAAACCCTATTGATGATGGTGCGGGTAGTACAATGGTAAGCAACTGTTGTGGATCAGAAATTGGAGAGGGAGATGTAAGCACCTGTTGTGGTGCTAGTATGTGGGGAGAAACCGATATATGTGGAGACTGCAAGGAACACGCTGATAGAGAGGAGATGTGCTGTCAAGATTGTGGAGATATTTGTGATGAGATAGAGGATTATGAATATGAAGAAAAACAAAGAGAGAGTGCAAGAGAGATGTCAAGAGATGAATAAAAAGCAAGAGTTACAGATATTTTTAATATATATGCTTATTATTATATTAATAATTTTAATAAATGGATGTGGCACAATAAAAAGCATAGATGACACAGAACATTTATGGATAGGAGACAATGGAATTGAATTTTACGAATAACTAAATTAAATTAAATGGGAAAAATGAAAGAAGTGTTTGCTCAACACCAACAAGAGCAAGATGAGTTTGAGATGTATTATGGTGAAATGTATAAGGTGGCTAAGTATCTAGGAACAGAACATCTATTTCACGAATTATATAAATCAAGCATAGAACTTAAAACTAGTAATAAACCAAAAAAAGAAAAAAATGTCAAAAAAAGAAACAACTAAAGAGGTGGTTAAAGAACCACAACAAGAAACTAGAAAAGAAATTCTTAGGAGATTATTTCTTGCGAACAATTTGGTAGCAGAAGATGTTTTCAAACACGCCCACTATACAATCATAACTAGGCAGGGTATAGACAAAATCCAGGCTGCACAATCCATTGAGATTCGGTATGAATTAGCACACTTATCAGAGGATCACTCTCATTGTTTAATTAAAGCCTTTGGTAAAATGGGGGATAAGATTATTGAAACTTATGGAGAGGCAACCCCAAAAAATAACAAAAATGCCTATACAGTTGCTATGGCAGAAAAGAGAGCTATGAGCAGAATTGTACTTAAACTTTCAGGTTTCTATGAAAATGGATTCTTTGGAGAAGATGAGAGTGATGACTTCAAGCGATAAAGATTGGATAGATGAAATACTAGATGATGAAGAGTGTAGTCTATGGCAAATATCTTTTATAGAGCAACTTCTTATAACTTCAGCTGCTAATTTCCTTTATCAAAATACTAATTTAAACGACTTAACATATAATGAAGCGGAAGAAATCATCAAAGACTTACGAGAGAACAACTGCCCTCAAAGCCCTCAAGAACAATATAAACTTATGTGTAAAGCAGGAGTCTTTAACGAGACTCCAGAGGGTTAGGAGAGTCTATAGTTTATTAAATAAATATAGAAAAACAATAATACCTATTAACAATAAAAATGGGTATATTGAATTAAACCATTATATGCAATTTTTAGATGTTATTCCAAATGAATTATTTAGCGATAAACCAATTTTTTATTACGAAAACAATAAATGGGATTCATTAGGACTTCTTGGGGAGAGGACACATAGATCAACAATAAGAACAAAGTATTTGCAATTATGTTTTAGACAGGCTGGTTTAGAAATAACAAGGGTTTTAGACAATGAGGTTGATCAGTTTAAGGAATATAAAACAGAGAAAAAAAGATTTTTAGCAGCACTATATTATGTAGGAGGAAGGGTTACAAGTAAGGAACTTAAAAATATATTAACAAAATCAATAAAATTAAGTGATGAAAGATTATTACATGAACAATCAGGAAGAGGCAATAACTCAAATAATAGAAAAAGTCTCTGGAGTTTCTAGGGAACAAATCAGAGGTAGATGTAGAGTAAAACGGATTCATATTCCTAGAAGTATATTGGGTTATATGCTAAGGTCTGATTTAGGTTGTACTTATAAAAGAGCAGGAGAGCTTGTGGGTAGAGACCACGCATCTGTGATAAAATACAATAAAGATCATGAAGGTAATTTTAGGTATTATCAAGACTATAAAGTATTATATAGAGAGGTTCAGTCAAGATATATAAATGAATTTAAAGGAGTTAAGTTTAAGATAATACAACAACAAATTGAGGACTTACAAGAACAATTAGAAGTAATTAAAAAACAACAAGAGTATTAATTAAAATCAATAATAAAATGGCAGAAAAACAGTATGTAAATGGAATGATTATCAAAGAAAAAACATTTGATAATGGAGGAACTCAACTTAAACTAAGTTTAAAAACTGAGGACTTTTTAAAACAAATCAAAGAAGTTGATGATGATGGTTGGGTAAACTTAGTTATAAGCAGGAGAAAAGAACCATCAGATACAGGTGTAACTCACTATGCCTATGTTGATCCTTGGAAACCTACAAAGAAAGTTGTAGGAGTGTCTGGCAATAAAGACACTATGATGAATGGGGATGCAGATGATTTACCCTTCTAAAAAGGGATATTACCGTACATTTAACCAGGAGGGGTAATCTAGCCCCTCCTTTAAAAAAATTATCATGGAAAAACCAACATATTATTCAGTATTACCTGCAAGTGTAAGGTATTCAAAAGATTTAACATCATTAGATAAATTATTATTTTCTGAAATAA